AAAAATGATAATCCAACTAATTAATATGTGTTTGATAGGAGCTAACTTATTTTTTATGCTTCTTTCATTTGTACCTTTAAAACATGCAATGAAAGCTAAATACAAAATTAAACACAAACTTGCTGCTTTATGTTTAATTGCTGTTTTTGCTTGTAATAGTTATTATTTGATAAATGCCAACTATTAAAGATACAGATAAGGCAATCAAACAAGGCAATAAGATTATCAAAGGAATTGATAAGATTAGTTTAAAGGTTGAGAAATTATCTAATAAAATAAAAAATAAAGCAATAGATAAAACTATAGACCTGAATGGTACAAAGAGTCCTTTCCGTTCAGCCTCTATAGTTCAAAGTTCTGTTGACGCTGATTTGAGAAAAGTAATAAATGATGTAAACAAAGATTTTAAAGATTTTGTTGCTGAAACTCAAAGATATTTATTAAACAACTTTGCGATAAAACTAACAAAAGCTGATCTTAAAGCAATTTCAAGAAAGAACTCTACAATAATAGATGCTTTAATTGCTAATACTAATGTTTTAAAATCTGATATTCAAAACATATTGACTCAGAATTTAGCAAAAGGTGTGCCTGAAAAACAATTGGTTCAAGAACTTAAAGAATTATATCCTGCTTATTCTAGAAATGCTACAACATTGATTAATACCGGAATAGGTAGATTATTTATTGACATTAATGTTAGTAAATTCAGAGAATCAGGTTTTAAGTGGTATATTTGGGCAGGGCCTGATGATTCAATAACAAGAGAGTCCCCATGTAAACACTGGGTTTGGCATAGGTTTCCTGAAAGTCAATTATCTACAATAACTGCTACAAGAATGCAATTATGGAATTGTCGTCATAGTATTATACCAATTCCTGATGAAGAATTAGAAGATTATAAAATAGGAAATATAAATTACAGTAGGTAAATAATTATTTACTTTTATTTAGTGAAGTACTATAAATAAAATCTCAGCTTTAATATTAGCGTAAAATATTTTTTATTAACTCACTAAAGAGGAACAAATGACTCAAAATACCGATAACACTAATAATAATGATGCAGGTCAAAGTAATAACCAAGACCCAGTAAATAAGGATGCTAACCAAGAAAATAATCAAGGTGAAAACCAGGATAAAGATAATGGAAAAGTTCCTTTGAATACGTTTCTTGATCAAAAGAAAATTAATAAAGAGCTAAAAGAAAAATTAGCGACTTATGAACTTAAAGATAAAGAAGCAGCTGATGCAAAATTATTAGAAGAAAAAAAGTATCAAGAGTTGATCCAGAATAAATCTTCTGAAGCAGAAACTTTAAAGAAAGAATTGGATCTTGAAAGAAAAAATAATAAATTAGAAAAAATCAAATCTAAATTTTCTAATGAATTAATAAAGATCAATGTTATTGATGCTGATGATGCATTGAAGTTAGTTAAATATGACGATCTTCTTGAATCTGATAGTTTTGATGACGAGATTAAAGTTAGAGTTTCAGAATTAGCTAAGAATAAAAATTATTTATTTAAAGCAAACGGATCTAACAGGAGTAACTCTGAGAATGGTCAACCAGCAGGATCTACACCGCCAAAACCATCTGGTAAAAACGGCAATATTGATCCTGTTATTTTGTCGCTTTCTCAAAAACTTAAATTTTAATAACTTAATAAAAAATATATTATGACACAAAATTCATACGATTTTAACAATCTAATCAGAGACGTAAGTCCTGATTTTGATACTTTGATTGCAAACTCTCCATCTTTTCTTAAATTACTAGGATCTTTTGGACAAAGTGAAAATCCTATTACTGGTGCCCCAGTGGTAACTAATCCTAAATATGAATGGGTTAATGATCCAATGACTCAGTATAGTTCAGCAATTGCAACTTTAGCGACTGATGGTGATGGAACAGTATTTACTGTCGCGTCTAACGCTGGTTTTGAAGTCGGTTCAATTGTGAGATTTGAAAAAGCAACAGGTGCTTCTACTACTGAACTTGCTCAAGTTGCTGCTGTTAATGCGAACGGAACAGGAATCACTTTAACTCGTGATTATGGTTCAACAACTGGTTACACTATTGAAGTTGGTGATATTATGATCTTAAACTCAACTCCAAGGAATGAAGATTCTGATGTTGGTGCTGCGATTAAACATCAAGGCGTTCTTGATTTCAACTACACTGAGATTTTTGACGAAGTTGCTAACCTTTCAGAAACTGCTAAAGCTTCTTCTTCTTACGATAATGCTACCGCAATGGCAATTCAAATGAGAGCTGCAATGATTCGTCTTGCTCGTAAACTTGAGAATGCTTTTTTGCACGGTGTTAGAGTTCAAAGAACTTCTAGTGTTGCTGGTACTTTAGGCGGTTTACTTCAATTTATCTCTGGTGCTGGTGGAAACATCGATGCTACTGGTGGTAACTTAAGCCAAACTTTAATTAACAATGTTATTGAAGATATTTCACAAAAAGGTGGAATGTTAATCAACCCAATGTTAATTGTTTCTCCTAACCAAGCTCGTAGAATTTCAGCTTTAAATACTTCAGGATCTAATCCTATTGTTTATAAAGGTAACGAGGATAGAACTTTAGGTGGCTTTACTACTGCATTCATTGGTGACTTACCAATTAATGATGGTGCTACTGTTGCTAAAATCTTTGTTGCTCAAAATATGATCAAAGATAAAGTTGCTGTGGTTGACATGAATAGTGTTGATGCTAAAGTAATGAGAGGCTTAACTGCTAAAGATGCCACTACAAATGGTACCGATGGTGATAAGCAAAGAATCATTACTGAATTGACTCTTGAAGTTAAAAATGCAACTTCTGCTCATGGTATAATCACCGGCTTAAACGTATAATCTACGTTATTTCAGAGAGGATTTGATCCCTTTATCCTCTCTGAATTTTTCTTATTAATATAAATTAGAACATAATATGGCTAAATTTAGAAATATCCATTCTAAATCAGGTAAAATATCTTTTAATGATTCTAGAATTGAATTTTCAGGTGTTTTAGAAACTGAAGATAAAACTTTAATCAAGTTTTTATCATCTAATTCAAACTGGGTTTCAGTTGAAGAAAAGAAAGATAATTTAGATCCTTCAAAAGAAGCTCTAAAAGAATTAAAAGCTGAAGCTAAAGAATTAGGTTTAACATTTGCTAAAAATATTTCTTTTGAAAAATTAAAAGAACAAATTGAAGAATTTAAATCAAGCCGAGATTCTGATGCTGATGCTGATGCTGATGAAGAACTTTAAACTTAAATATTATACAACATGACCAAACTATTTGATAAAATCACCGGAACTATTACAAGCTATGATTCTAATGGTATTACAGATAGTTCGGCCAGTTGGGTAGTAGACTTTTATAAAGACTGGTTTGTTACATTAGACGGGACTGAATATAAAATAACATCTAATACAGCAACAACCTTGTCTTTTTCAAATTCTATTGCTTCCAACTTAGATTATTCAATCGCTTTTGTAGGAAGAACATTTTTGACAGAGCTAGAAAGCGACGCGTCAAACACTACTAAAATTCCAGATGCATTAATATCCAAAAAATATAACCAAACAAATTCTGATGTTCATAACAAAGTTTTTGCATACTTAAGAAATTATTACAAGACTGATTTTGATCCATTAGCTAATATTCTTAATCTTGTTATAATGCAACAATCATTTGCCTATTATTTATTGGCAAAAATTTATCAAGATTTAATGATTGATCAAGAATCTTTTGAAGGATTTAAAGGTTATAATATGTATGAAAAGAGCTATATTGATGGAGTAAAAGATTCACTAGCTTTATTGCAAGTTGATTTTGATGAAGATGGTGTGGTTGATCCATCAGAAAAAACTCACAGCGCTTCTACATACCAATTTTTAACGAGATAATAATGGGTTTATCATTTTCAACTAAAGGTAGTTTGAAAGGTTTAGTTAAAAAGTTAGATAAAATTAATAAAGATTTTGATTCAGGAGAATTTTTAGAAGATACAGCAAAACTAATTAATTCTTCTATTCAAGTTAGAGTACAAAAAGATGGTAAAGGTGTCAAAGGGTTAAAAATGAAAACCTATTCAGGTCCTTATGGGACATTTAAACAAAACTCCGGAAGACAAATTGCCTTTAGAGATTTAACTTATTCAGGTAGTATGTGGCAATCATTGACCACATCAAAAGGAAAGAATCAAGCTAAAATGTTTTTTGGTGATGCTGAATCTGTTAATAAAGCTTCAGGAAATAATGCTAGAACTCCTTTCTTTGGTATTAGTCCAAAGGAAAAAGCTTTATTAGTAAGGGAAATTAATAAATTGATAAAAACATTATAATTATGGCTACAAATTTAAACAATATTATATCAGCAATAAAAGAAGTTGCTTTAGCAAATACATTTATTAAAGTCGAAGAATTAAAGATAAATGATAAATCAAATGCAGATACTGAACTTCCAAAGCTATTTATCAGATTAAACAGTTTGACTTATGATAAATTATTAATTGATTCAGCAGACGAAACATACAGATTAGAATTAATTATCATTATTGCTTGTAGTGAGAATCCTATATCAGATTTAAAGGCTAAGATGGATTTATTATTAAATAAAATGTTTACTACTAATAATCTACTGAATAATTTAGTCCAAGGTAAAAAAATTAAGTTAGTGGATGCTAATTTGACAAATGATAGAGATTTATATTCTAAATATGGTGGTGAAGGTGTGACCATAAAAATGGACATAATGAATATGAATGCTTTTAATTTGACTTCATGCACTTAATAAAATAAATATAGATTATGGGAAAAAAAGATAAAAAAAGTTTTAATGAAACTAACGATTTAGATTTTAAAGAATCTAAACAGGAAGTAAAAAAATATGTAGCTTTAAAAACTACTAAAATTCTTTGTAATAAAGAATTTAAGTTAATTGAAGGTAAAGAAATTTCGGATGAGATTCCTGAAGCTTTCATTGAATCTTTAATAAATAGTAACCTAATTAAATAAAAATATTATGCTAGATCCTCAATTAACCAGTTTTGGTATACACAACGCAACTTTCAAAGATAATCTTGATCCTACTTATTGGGGTTTAGCTAAAATTCTAGGTTCTGCTGAAGCAGACTTGAAACAAGAATTAATTCCACTTGAAGGTGGATCATCTATTGTACCTTGGGCTGCTGCTCCTGGTAGAGCTGCTGGTGAAATTACTTTACCAATCAGACAATATGACAAACAAATTTTAAGATTCCTTAAACCATGGATTGCTGGTTCTGAAGTTGAAACTGCCGCAGGTGAAGCCGGCGGTTCTGTTACAGCTATAGTTAATGCTAAAGGAACTTCAATGGTTGATGCCACAACAGGTGTTGCTTCAATTGCTGTTGGAACTGCAGCTAATTTAAAACCTGGTAATTATAAAATTGTTGCTACAGGGGCTGCCACAGTTGATATTTATGTTGATACTGATGTTTCAGGTGGAGTTGAATATCAAGATTCAGATCTTAAAATTAATTCTGCTTCAATAACTATCCCTGGAACCGGTGCAACTGTTGAATCAACAGGAATTGAATTTACAGGTGGTTCTGGATCAATCGCTTTAACAACTGGTGATATTGCAACTTTCACAGTTAATCCAATAAGTACTTATTTATTGAATACTTATTTTGGTAAAACAGGTGCTTGTTTAAGGGAATTCGAATTAACAATTTATTCTGAATGTGTTGGTGGAAGAATCAGAACTACAACTTATCCAAGATGTGTTGCTTCTGCTTCAACTCCTATAACTTTCTTAGAAAACGAATGGGCTTCTATGGAAGCAACTATCCAAGTTCTACAACCTGCTACAGTTGATTATGTCGCTAGTTCTAAATTCATCAATAGATAATAATCTAATGCTAGGACAGGAATGAATTAAAATCCATTCCTGTCCTAGTAGTTTAATATTGGAATAGGAATGGAACTCATAATAAATGGAAGTACTCACACTTTAAAATCAGTAAATAGCGAGAGAAGAAGTATTTTTGTTGAAAAAGTACTTTCAATTTATGACTATAAATGCGCTGATTTCGAAACATTTCTAAAACAAACTCAAAAAGTCTTAAAAGAAAAACATAAGTTAGAAATGACTTTGAAACAAACTAAAGATAATTTTTTTAAGCACTACACAATAGGATTATATGCTTCAATATGGTCCTTCTTACCTTCAGAAGATAAAAAATCATTAAAAACAGTAGACAATCTTGACATATCTGAAAGCGAATTGAAAAAATTTGTTGAACACGTGTGTGAAAAGATAAGAATTTACAGCAATTATGTCAAAGGTAACAACAAGAAAACTACTCCTGAAGACGTTCATGCTGTTTATGCATATTTATCTAGAGTTTATGGTTGGACGTTTGATGAAATAAAAGAAATGGACGAACTGGAATTGATGAAGTCTATTGAGAATGCTGTTGAAATAATAGAAAAAGAAAATGCTTCTAATATTAATTCTCATGCATTGGCAGGAGCCTATGTGTCAGGTAGTAAAAAAGCAAAAACTCAAATTGATTCGATCAATAGAAAAATATCGACAAAATCTAAAATGAGAAATATGAACAATGAGCCTCCTAAAGAAAGCAATATTTCTAGGGAAGATATTAAAAAAATAATGGAGGCAAAAAATG